TCAAAAGGGTAAGAAGATGGCGGCTTTCGTTCGGCATTACTTGCCAGAGGAAACAGTGTTAGACGGTCCAGAACGTTACCATGGATGGCACGCGGAAGGGTGGTTAGAAACAACACCCGGGAACATAACGGACTATCAATACATAGAAGACGATTTCAAGGAACTTGCTAAAAATCACAAGGTTCTTGAGGCTCCATACGATCCGTATCAGTCCAATCAGTTTGCGTCAAGACTACTTGAAGAACGGTTACCCATGATTGAACTGGGGCAGACAGTGTTAAACATGTCTCAGCCCATGAAAGAACTGGAAGCAGCGATTTTAAACAAGACTATTGAGTTTCAGAAAGACCCGGTATTAATGTGGATGTTTGGGAACGTCACGGCAAGCCTTGACAAGAAAGACAATATATTCCCAAACAAAGAACGTTACGAGAACAAAATAGATGGAGTAGTTGCGTTGATTATGGCAATGAATCGTTACTTAGCAAACAAAGGCCCGGCTACATCTGTCTACGAAAAACGGGGATTGATCAGCGCATGAGCGTAGATTTGAACGACATCTTAGGAATAGGCGGCGGATTAATGGTCTGTACTGGCATTGGCTTACTGTTTGGATATGAGTGGAGCCTGATTGCAGGTGGGTCCATGGGGTTATACGTAGGGGTTAAACGGGCGTAATGGGTATATTAAGCACCCTTTTGAGGCCTCAAAACACGACAGCGAGAGACCCCGAGTCTTGGTTTGTCGAACTGTGGGGCGGTGGTAAAACAACCTCTGGAACGTATATTAACGAGGTTACCGCGTGGAATATTGCAGCGGTGTATGCTTGCATACGAATAGTTTCTGAAACGGTCTCGACCTTGCCACAGGGCGTCTATAGGGAGATGACGAAGGGTCGCGAAAAGCTCTCGTCTCACTACGTCAAGGAACTATTGGATTATCCTAACGACGAAATGACACCAATGGTGTTTAAGGAAACCATGCAAGCTATGCTTATGTCGTGGGGTAATTGTTACGCTGAGATCCAAAGAAACGGAATTAATCGCCCTGTTGCATTATGGCCATTACAGCCAAGCAGGGTGGACCCGGTACGAAACGACAGGTATGAGATCGAATACATATACACGGAAGAGGACGGCAAGCCCAGGACGGTAAAATCGCGAGACATGTTTCATATCCCTGGGTTGGGATTTGATGGCATCAAAGGGCAATCGCCTATTAGGCTAGCGCGTGAGTCTTTAGGGCTTAGTGCCGCGGCTGAACAGTTTGGGAGTGCGTTCTTTGGCAACGGAGCTAACCCAGGCGGAGTACTTCAACATCCAAACACTTTGAGCGATGAAGCCCAGGCACGGCTTAAAAACTCGTTCCTGGCCCAGACATCAGGCAACAACAACCGAGCGCCGGTAATTCTTGAGGAGGGATTGACTTGGAGCCAATTATCTATACCGCCGGAAGATGCGCAGTTTTTAGAAACTCGGAAATTCCAGGTTGAAGAAATCGCACGTTGGTATAATGTTCCTCCACATAAGATTGGGTCTTTAGATAAAGCGACTTTCTCAAACATCACTGAACAGAATATTGAATATGCAACTGACACCATTAAACCGTATACGGTCAGATGGGATCAAGAGTTAAAGCGTAAACTGTTCGCGCAGACCGAAAAGAATCTTTATGTAAAAACAAACCTCAACGCTCTGATGGCTGGAGATCCTAAAACACGTGCAGAGTTTTATAACACGAGATTCCAGTTAGGATCGCTCTCCCCTGATGATATCAGAGAACTTGAAGACGAGAACCCGTTGCCTAATGGAATTGGATCAAAGTACTACCTGCAATTAAATATGCAGGAGCTTGGCGCGGAGCCGACTGAACCACAGCAACCGCAACCAGAACAGCCGGAAGAAGAACCAACACCGGAAGAGCAAAACCTTCTCAAGAAACTAATCGAAAGCACATCTCGACAGGTGGCCAATAAAGAGTACTTGGCTTTTAAAGGAATGATGTGCAAACGTAAAACCAAAGAAGAAATTCAAGATTGGTTAGGTAATTTCTTTTTCAAACATGAGGCCTATGTCTCAGAAGTCACTCACTTACCTGCGGATACCGTTAAAACCTTTGTCGATTCAGGCAGAGAAAAACTAGTATCGTGCGGCACAGACCTTTCATGGTGGGTAGAAGACAGAACAAACGAACTAACGGAGATACGCTATGCGGCAATGGTATAAGATGGAATCGAATGACGTATTGATCTATGACGTTATCGGCGAGGATATGTTTGGCGGTGTATCTTCAAAGAACTTCATTGAAGACTTATCGGGAATGAAGGGCGATATTAACGTTAGAATCAATACCCCAGGTGGTGACGTGTTTGAGGGAATGGCGATTTATAACGGACTCCTGAATTACAAAGACAAAGTGTATACTTATGTTGATGGGGTCGCGGCTTCTATGGGTTCCGTTATAGCGATGGCCGGTGACACGGTTACCATGGCAGAAAACTCTATGATGATGATTCACAATCCCTGGACTATTTCAATGGGTGATGCAGAATCATTTAGACACACCGCCGGGGTGCTGGATAAAGTTAAAGCGTCGCTTATCTCAAGTTATATGCGACATACCGACTTAAGCGAGAGCGAAGTATCAGCACTGATGGACGCAGAAACCTGGATGACTGGGTTAGAGGCAAAAGAAAAAGGATTCGCCAGCAACGTCACAGAATCAGTTAAAATGGCGGCATTAGATCCGCGTTATTTCAGAGATTTTAAAAACACACCAAAAGAATTATTCGACACGCCACCGAAAGGAACCATGGTGGCACGTCGAAGACTCGAATTGATCCAATGATCAACTAAAGGCCAATGCCTTAAAAAACAAAGATAATTAAGTTTAGAGGATATTACTATGGATAAAATACAAGCGTTGCAAGAAAAGCTTGGAGGCATTGTTGATAAGATGCGAGCCATGCTTGACTTGGCCGATAATGAAAATCGGGACATGACAGTGGATGAAATCAAAGTATATGACGGTTTCGACGCGGAAATTGAAGCGATCAAGGCGCAGATTAAGCGCGTGGAAAAGATCGAAGCAATTGAAGCCCCTCTGCCTCGACAGACAAAACCGGCATCAATAGGCAAGCCCGTTATTCATACGGCCTATCGTCATGCGCCTTTAAAAGCGTTCAAAGGCGAGAACGCCAGTAAAAACGCCTATGATGCAGGGCGGTGGTTACAAGCCACTCTTTTAGGCCACGGGCCATCAGTTCAGTACTGTGCCGACCATAATTTACCTATACGCAGTGCTATGGATATCCAAAACGCACACAGCGAAGGGGTAAACACCAAGGGCGGGTTTTTAGTTCCTGATGAAATGGACCGCACGATCATTGATTTGCGAGAAGAGTATGGTGTAGCACGGCAGGAATGTAGAATTTCTCCCATGGCCAGTGACACTAAAACGCAATCTCGCAGAACAGGTGGTCTTACGGCTTATTTTATCGGCGAAGGCAACATTATTACCGAGTCTGACAAATCGTGGGATCAGATTAAGTTGGTAGCTAAAAAGCTAGCGGCTCTGACTCGCATGTCCTCTGAATTAAACGAAGACGCCGTTATTTCACTGGGTGATGATTTCGCTCGTGAGATGGCGTATGCGTTCGCAGAGAAAGAGGACGATTGCTTGTTTAATGGTGACGGGACCAGTACATACGGCGGGATTTACGGCGTACGTCCAAAAATCATTGATGGCACTCATACGGCAGGCGCGGTTGATGTATCAACAGCAACGCATAACCTGTTTAGTGAGATTGACGCGGCAGACCTTCTTGGAATGATGGCTGTATTGCCTCGATACGCCGAGCGTAATGCAAAGTTCTACTGCTCAAAACTCGCGTATACACAGGTATTCCAGCGTTTAACATCTGCATTAGGTGGTAATACTATTTCAGACGTTGAAGCAGGAACAGGCCTTAATTACCTGGGACACCCTGTCGTTATCAGTCAATCCATGCCTGGCGGAGCTGCAACAGACTATAACAATTTAGCCATGATTCTGTTTGGTGATATGTCTATGGCGGCAACAATGGGAACACGCCGAGGAACAACCGTCGCAATCAGCGAGCATCATTTCTTTGATACTGATGAAATTGCAGTTCGCGGGACAGAGCGGTTCGATATTAACGTGCATGATTTAGGTGATACTTCGACCGCTGGTCCTATTGTCGCTCTGATCGGCTCATCTTCATAAGGGGGGTTTACAATATGAATCCGCAAACTAAACAAGTCATCGTTATAGATCAGGCGTCTACCACCTCTGCTGCTACGGCATCAGGGAACATAGATACACTGGGGTATAATTTTGTATCAATTGACATAATTACGTCAACTTCAGGCGCAGCAACAAATAACCCGAGCGTATTAAAGCTAAGCGAGTCAGACGATACTGTCGTTACAAACTTTGCTAACGTATCGGGTTTTGTTGGCGATACTGATTTCACGATTCCGGACTCAGTGACTTCAGGGTCTTGGGGCGTGAAAATGAATGTTGATTGTAGAGCTTTGAAACGCTATTTGAAGGTTTCGGTTAGTCCTACAACAACTCAGACTATCACAGCAATAGCTAATCTGTCTAAGGGAGAAGTAGCCCCTGTAAATACGACAGACGCTAACGTCAAGGCGCTTGTAGAGGGCTAAAAAG